ACCGTTTCGATGACCCGTTCCAGGCGGGCGTTGTCGACGGAGTCGTCGACGCCAAGTTCGCCTTGGAACACACCGAGGTCGCAGTAGCCGTTCGTGATCGCCATCAGTCGCCCTCATGTGTGCGACGGTGGGACGCAAGCCCGGCACGTGATGCAGTGACCTTGCCGCACACGTCGCACTCGAACGAGAGGCTGCGGAGTTCTCCGGGTGCGGCCGTGGCCTGTTCGACCGGGGCGAACAGCCGTTCGCGGCCGTGCAGGACAGGGTCGTCGCTGTCGAGGACCTCGCCGGCCTTGACCATCCTGCGGCCGGCGGCGAGGAACGAGGTACGTGCTCGTTGCTGTGACATGGCTGCCCCTTCGACACGTGGCCCCCACCGAAGTGGGGGCCACGTTGGCGTTCAGGTCAGGCTTCCGTCGGGATCGACAGCACCCGGAACGCGTTGTCGTTCAGGGAACCGGCACCGGTCCGGCCCCACGCGAGGAAGCCGCGCTGACCGGACGGACGGTTGTTCGCGGTCGCGAACAGGTGGGGGACCAGCTCCATGTTCATTCCGACCCGGTCGACGATGAGGTAGTTCCTCCAGTCGCCCAGGATCAGGATGAAGTTGTCCGCGGTCGCGGTGTCGTCGATGTCGCCGGCGGCGTCCATCTCGGAGTTCTCACGGAACGGGTAGCCGAGCAGCCGGGCAGGAGTTCCTGCGCCGATCCGCTCCCACAGGTCCGCACCACCGGACGAGTCGAACTGGCGGATGGTCTGGGCGGTGCCCAGTGCAGCCATCCACTGTGCCTGCTCGGCGGTGCGCCGGTACTTGGGAGGCAGTGCCGCTTCGACGGCGTACACGTCCGCGACAGCGAACGTCTCCGCGGTGGCCGGGGCGACCTCCGAGGCGGTGCCGTCGAGCGCGGTGATGATGCCGGTCGGCTCGTCGGACCCGGAACCGGTGGTGAACGCAGCGAGGTCGAACTCGTCACGCTTCTCCGCCACCATCATCCGGACGTCACCTTCGAGGTTGGCCCAGTCCTGCCCGACCTCGAACGAGAACGGGACGAACACGTCCCACCGTTCGACAGCGACAGACGGCTGTGCGAGCGTCGGAGCGTCGTCGCCGACCTCAGACGCCTCAGCCGCATACCCGCCGGTCACACCGGCCGAGCTGACACCGTTCCAGGTGTCAGTGACGATGGACTCGATGCGGGACACCTGACGGAACGGGTTCGCCGCACCGTCGTTGGTCATGATGATCGTCGGGTCGAGGGTGAACGGGATGGCGTAGCCACCAGCCGAGTCCGTCAGCGACGCGGCACGGACCAGGGCGGCCTGCTCGTCCGAAGACAGCAGGTTGCCGTGGCCGGCAGCGACCTTCTGGAACGCCGAACGGTACGCAGGCGATCCGGTCGCCAGGATCCGCTTCGCCAGCGTGCCCCGCACGTCGTCGCTCCGACGCAGCAGTTCGATGGCACGTTCACGATGCCCGTCCTCGAGGTCACCGACAGCAGACTCGACAGCGGACTCGGCACGGGCACGAAGCTCCGAACCGGGGGTGTCGAAGCGCAGGTCGGACACGTCGAACGGATCGCGACGCTGGCCGGTGTTGACCCGGCGCACGACCCCGTCGTTGGGGCCTTCGGTGGCACGTCCGCCACGTTCGGCAACCTCGTCGGCACGGCTGCGGACGTCCTCGCGGTGCTCTTCACGCTCGATCTCTGCGAGCAGGCCGCGGGTGGCGTCCTCACGGACGTCATGGGTCTCCTCGAGGATGGTTTCGAGCTCGGAGAACCGCGTCTCCTGCTCTTCGGTCAGATGTTCCGCGTCGACCTCAGCCAGGGCCCGCAGCTCTTCGCGGACCTCAGCCAGCCGTGCGCGGAGCTTGTCGAGATAACTCATGCTCCACTCCTTGTGGCGTTGATACGCCGCAGCAGATGTGCGGCGTGCTTGGGGGTCCGTCGAGTGCCGGACGGCGGCTCGTCGGTGCTGTCTGGTGCGGCTCCTGCCGGTGAAGTGCCCAAGGCGGCTTCACCATCGGGAGTGCGGACCTCGCGCGCACGCGCGAGAAGCTGTTCGTACTGGTCGGGGTTCCGTGACCGGAGCCGGTCGTAGAACTCGTCGGTCATGGACCGGACGCCGGCCGTCGCAGACGGGGACGCAGGGAAGGTGACCGGCCCGAACTCGACCGTCCGCATCTCCTTGATGGTCCGTTCGGGGATGCCGTCAGGGTTGTGTTCGGACCGTCCGGGTTCGTCGTTCCACTCGTCCTTGATGACCCGGAACCGGAACGACGACCCGTACTGCGACGGAGCCTTCAGGCCAGGCAGCAGATCCCGGTTGTAGGACGTGTCGAACAGTGGGACCTCGTAGTAGGCGCCGACGTCGTCCTCCCGCAGTTCGCGGATCGGTCCGAGCACCTTGTTGCCGATGGACGGGTCGTAGCCGTGGTCGTAGAGGACCCGCATCGCATCGCGGCCCTCAGCGATCGTCTTCTTGAACGATCCGGGGGCGACCCGTTCAAGGAACCGGCCCTCGAACAGCGAGTTGATCTCATACCAGACGTTGAACACCGAGAAGTGGCCGGACAGCAGCCCGAGAGTGTCGTCGTCGGTGTCGTCATCACGGAACTCGGTGCCGACCGCGGACGTGATCGCCCGGACCTGCTCGAACCCGCGGAGGAATTCCTGCCAGGTGATGTCCACTACTCGTCCTCCTGCGTGGCGTTGTCCGTGCCCGGCTCCTGCAGCTGCACGGAGAGCTTCCCGGTGTGGTTCAGCAGCGACATGTCGTCGGCCTGGACGGCAGCGACCACGGTGGCAGGGTCGAACCCGCCGTCAACGAGCTGCCGGATCGCGGCGGCCTGCTTCTGCTGGATCTCCGCGGTGTCTTTCAGGTCGTCCTGCAGGAACGGAACCGAGCGGGTGTCGAACCACAGTTCGGCGCCCTGCGGCGGCGGCACGATCGTTTCGAGGGACGCGCAGACGTTGCCCCACATGTGCTGCAACCGGACGTCAGCGAACAGCCGCTTGGCCTGCGAGTAGTTCCCGGCGTTCAACGACGAGCCGGACAGCCCTTCGGAGATGCCGAGGATGGTGGCCGGCACACCAGATGCCATCGCGATGCGGGTCTCGCCCTTGCCCTGGGTGCCCTTGAAGTCGAGCTGTTCGAAGTTCGCGCCGACCACCGTCGCGTCGGCACCGCCGCCGAGGAACAGGGTCTTGTACGCGTTGTGGTAGCCGGAGTGTTCGGCTTCCATCAGTTCCTTGAACTCGCGGGCCTGGTCCACTGTCATCTGCGGGTCGAACTTGACCACCATGTTCGGGGTGGCACCGTTCTGGAAGAACTGCCACTTGTGTTCGGTCGCGGCCGTGTCGGCCTGCACCTCGCGGATCACCGGGGTCAGCCAGGACATGCCGCGGTAGGTGGCGAGCGGGTCCGGGATCGGCGCGAAGTGGGACACCTCGTCAGGGAGGTAGAACCGGGCCTTGCTTTCGTCGCCACCGGGGGCGTAGAAGTAGCCGGCAACCTCGGCATCTTCCGCAGCAGCCGGGTTGTCCGGCTCGAGACGCGACCCCAGCGCGATGGTGACCCAGTCGGGGCGCCAGACGTGCAGCGACCGTCCGGCATCCCACACGAACGCGTTCCCGGCCAGGTCCGACCGGAGCAGCATCCGTCCGAGCAGATCGGAAGACGTCCCGCCACGCCACGGACGTTCCAACTTGCGAAGGTTCCGGTCCCCGAACAGGTCCTGCGGCCTGCCGCCCTCGAACCGGCGGTACGCAAACCGGACCTGCGAGAACACCGACAGGCGGGTCATCACCGCAGCGAACACCACCGGGTTTCGCGAGAACATCTTCAGCGCGAACGAGTCGTAGTCCGACCCGATCTCCTCACGGTCCCCGTTCGGCTGGTACGTCTGGTTCAGTCCGGCCAGGAAGTTCCCGCCTCCCTGCGCGATGTCGATCCATTGGAGCAGGTCACCGAACGTGGAACGCTGCTCAACGCCGGACGGCTCGACGGTTCGGGTGCGGAGCATCTGCACGAGGTTCACGTCAGCTCCTACCCGTCGGGAAGTCGTACAGCAGCAGCACTGCCGCCAGGAACAGCGACAGGCCGGCGACGACCAGGGCGGCGTCAAGACCGAA